TATTCCCACAGTAATTCCGTTTCTAAACAGTTCTTTTAGTATGTTACCTGCGGGCGTTGACAATATTTCTACTTCACCCATAACATCATCACCATCCCAATATACTTTGGTAATATTATGTGATGTATTTTGTAAATTTATTACTGATGATTCTGGGTGATCTAATTCTCCTAAAGCTCTTCTTTCTTTAACAGGACCATTTATATAATTTTCAATTTCTCTTTCTAAAACTTCTCTTGGGTAAATACGACCATTTTGGTTTTTAGCTTCTGCACGTTGAATAACACCAGTAACTACCAATGGTGAATTTTTGCTAATAGATTCTTCTATTATTTTTCTATCTACTGTAAATGGTATGTGTTCTGTTAATAGCATAGTTTTAGTTTGAAAATTCTCTTAGTTTATTTTCTAATTGTTTTAGTCGGGCTCCTATTTCGTGTACTTGTTTGTTGGTTGATTTTAAGAAAGTACCCGAATTCATATCTAATTCTGTTTTTAAACGGAAATTATGGGATACAATTTTTTCAATTTCTTTAATCATCTTATTAACCTGTCTAATGCCTTTAGCTATTTTTTGACGAGGTGAAGATTCAGTGTTACGTTTAAAATCACCGTATGAAACTTCATTAACTTCTTTTTTCTTTTTCTTGAATGCTTTAGGTGTAGCATATGCTGCTCCTGTGCCCGCTTGGAATGAAGTACCTGTGCCTGTTGTACTCATTTCATCTAATTCGTCTTCTTTTATAAAAGCTAAAATTGATCCATCTTTAAGTCTTACTTTACCATTTTTATGAAGTTCTTCCATTTCTTCTTGAGAAATTTGTAGACTTTTATCTTCATCTTCAGCTAATCTTTGTTTAGCTTGCCAATTGTGTATGTCGAATCTTTTATCCATGGATTGTTTTTAATTCGTTTACTAATTCATAATAATTAAGTAAATTACTAACATTATCATCATGTACAGAAGATTTTTTACAAAGAGGTTTGATTAAATTTTGGGCCTCATTAATTTTAATCTTAACAACTTGATCAGTAACTGTGTTAGCATATTGAGTTAGTTGTTTTTTAACTTCTTTAATTTCAGAATTAATGTAAGTTTTTAATGAAGGACTATTACTAACAGAATTAACATACTCTTGAAGTAGAATCTTTTGATTTTCTCCTAGACCTTTATACTTGTCATTAAATTTTTCAAGTAAAATCTTTTGTGTAAGTAAACGTGTGTTTTTATCTTCGTGATTGTACTTTTCCATTACCACGTTTTTCTTAACCTTTTCAATTGGTTTAGTAATGTGTTCAATTAATTGAACTTTAGAATCTACAATTGATAAAGGAGTAGCATCTATATTTTCCGTAAGGTTATATATGGATGCCATTGTTTTATAATTAGTGATTTTAGCTTTAAAAAAGTCGTTAAGGTCATATGTTGACTTTAATTCTTTAATTAAATTATATTTTTCACGTCTTAATTGAGAACGATTTAGTTTTGTGTGAGCTTCTACAAGAGTATTAACTAATATAGTAGCTTTATTTTCGTCTGAATAAGATTTAGTGGAGAGGGCGTTGTATATTTTATATTCTTTAAGTAATTCCGACTTAGAGTTAAAATATTTTTTGAGGATTGACAAGGCCTTATTACTTCCACCTGAAATGGTGTCGGAAGTTATCTGTCTTGTTAATAATTCAAACAGTATCCCAGTATTCTTGTACTTAGAGTGTTTAATTTTCATTATAAATTGCAGTTTATCTGATTATAAATATATAACTATTCTTCAGACTTAATATTTTTTTCAGATAAGAGACCATTGTCGTCTCCTTCCTTTAATATTTGTTTTTCTTTTTTAATTTTTTGTAGAGATGATTTTAAACCATGGTAAACTGACTTACTTGGGTTGTAACTTTCAGCGGCAATGTCTGCTTTAGTTCCTTGTTTACCTAATGGGTCTCTACTAAAATTAGAATCTTCTGTACCATAGTTTGAAACACTTTGTTTAGGAGGACCAACTGGATTTTCATCGTAGCCTGTTGGTACTTGATTTGGTCCTACTCCTTTGTCTCTTTTATTTCCGTATAAAGAAGCTAAATCGTGAGGTGTACCATATGATTCACCTGATTCTGATGGATCATTTCCTTCATTTTCAATTTGTGAAACTCTAAAGTTTTGCATTGCGTCTTGAACCATTAGATCTTTTTCTTTATTATATTGATCTGGACTTAAACCAAATAAGTTTTCATAAACCCAATCACGAGACATTACTTTATTGTCTAACATAGCACTTGCTACATCCATTTTAGCACCATAAAGTTCAGTTTTTTCTTGTTCATAAACAATAGATGGAGTTGTCAATTCAAGGGTAAAGTCAACTAATTTTTCATCTGTAAAACCTTGTGAATAAAGGTGTACTAATGCAATTTTGGTTAATTCTGATTCTATAATTCTTTGAACACGTTCTACAGTACGAGCAAAACGAACATCCATAGATGCTAATGTAGATTTACCTTCAACACCTTCTTCATATCCTAAGTATGGTTTAGGTATTTTAAGAGCGGCCATCATTTTGTTCTTAATATATTCAATGTCATTAGTTCCATCATAATCTAAACCTTTTGTAGTGTCGATTTTGGTAGCTGAATCATTTCCTCTAACTGGTACATAAAAGTCTTCAGTCATGTTTTGAACATTAAACTTCATGTTGTAATCACCTGTTTGTTGATCAATGTGAGGTGTTTTTTTCATTTTATTGACTGTGTCAGCCATAAATTGTTCTACCTGATCTGGTGGAATTGCTCCTACATTTACATAGAATACTCTTTTTTCAGGTGCTCTCATTATACGGTGAATTAACATCGCATCTTCCATTAACATTAATTGTTTAAATACTTTACGAGCTGGCTCAAGATATGAACGTCCATAAGGTAAATAATTTGAATCTGTTAATAAACGGAAGTGGGCAACTTCGTAATTTTCTAATGTAAATTGATCTCGTCTAATTGTGTTGGTGGCGCCTGAAGCTAAACCATTTGGGTCTAATGTAAATTGAACGTATGCTGGGTTTTCAGGATCTGTTCCTTCTTCTCTTACTACTTCGTATGTTGATAAAGGTAAAACATTGTAAACACCAAATTTTTCTGACACCTCTAATTTAAGATAAAAATCACCATACTTACACATGTTTCTAACCCAAGTTGCCAAATTAAATTCAATGTTAAGTACATCGTAAAATAAATTATGTAAAACTCGTCTTACATTTTCGTCTGATGAATTGATGTTTAATACATCACCATATTGATTTCTAATTGTAGTTTCATCAGAAATAATGTCTAAGGCAGCTGCAATAATTGGGTCATGATCCATAGCTTCATAATCACTATAAAGCTGAAGACGCATTGATTGGTAATTAAGAGTAGGATTATACTGTAAAGATGAACCTACAGGTTTGTGTAAACGTGTAAATCTATCGTACAATGAGTTAGAGGCCAAATTCCCATATTTTTGAATTTGACCTGAATCCATTATTTTTAATTGTTTTCCACCAACATTACGAATTATAACGTCGTTTGAAAATAATCTTCTTAATCTTGAAAATAAACTAGTGTCTGCCATTTGTTTTTATTTAATAATAAATATTATAGAAGCCAAGTTAGGTCTTCATCTTCGTTACCCTCACCCATATCCATTGACCATCCAGCACCTCTTTTGTTGGTACCACCTGAATAAATAGCAGGAGCGCTTCGTGACCAATTGCCTAATGCGGCTTTTGTAATATCTATTCCTTGTTGTGCGAATTTTAACGCTGTGTCTCTTACATAACATGATGTAGCTAGAGACATTACTAAATCATCATTGTATCCTAATTGAGCTTCTGGACGACCATTTTTCCATATAAATGTACGTAATTCTTCCATTGTACGTTTACATTGAATTATGATTGACTTTTCTCTCATATATGCATCTAATTTTCCTATTACAAGAGGTCGTGTTTTTAATGACATTGTAAATCCAGGAACCATTTTAGATTTGTCCATTACATCATATCCTTTTTGGAGGAATGCTTCTGCTGAAGTAGCACCATCTCCCCTAGGTGAATAATATAAATTAGCATATGCTTTGTCTATTATTACTTGTATTGTATTCCAACCTATGTTAGCATTTTCAACTACAAGTAATGCATTGTTATATTCTGTAGCAATTGAAACCAACATATGGCCAAATTCTTTAGTACCAATTTGGGCTTTAAAGCTAGCTATTTGTTTACATTCTTCAATGTCTATAATGTGGAATGCTGAATAATCTTTACTGTCACCACGAGCAACGTCAGCTATAACCATATAGTTTCTTGAATAATCTGGATATTCCCACACATGAAAATTACCACCCATCCCTCTTTTTTCTACAGGATCCTTAATGAATGTTTTATCGTAATAATTCAATAAATCAACATCCATTACGGTATTACCAGAGGTTGTGAAATCACAATCACATTCTTGAGACGCCATTCTAACAC